TCGATAAAAAGGCTGTGGCGGAGCTTTTAAAGACCGCACCAGAACCACTGAAGACAGTGCTGACGCTCCGGCAGCAGCTTGCCAAGTCCTCCGTGAAAAAATACCAGGCAATGGAGAATGCGGTGTGTGCGGACAGCCGCGCACACGGAATGTTTGTTTTTTACGGTGCCAACAGGACCGGCCGATTCAGCGGAAAAATTATCCAGTTGCAGAATTTATATAAAAACACAATGCCTGACCTGGCGCAGGCACGGGAGCTTGTAAGGTGCGGCGACTTCGAGGCACTGGAAATTTTGTACGATTCCGTGCCGGAGGTGCTTTCGGAACTGATCCGCACGGCTTTTGTGCCGCAGGACGGCAGGAAGTTTATCGTGGCTGACTTTTCCGCAATCGAGGCAAGGGTGATTGCGTGGATTGCCGGTGAGCAGTGGCGACTTAAGGTGTTCGAGGGCGGCGGTGACATTTACTGCGCTTCGGCAAGCCAGATGTTCCATGTGCCGGTGGAAAAGCACGGCATAAATGGGCATTTGCGGCAGAAAGGGAAGATAGCTGAATTAGCCCTTGGCTTTAATGGATCTGTTGGCGCACTTAAATCCATGGGCGCACTGGAGATGGGGCTTGCGGAGGAGGAACTGCAGCCCCTTGTGGATAGCTGGCGTGCGGCGAACCCCAGCATCGTGCGGCTCTGGTGGGACGTGGACCGTGCCGCCAAGGAATGCATCAAAAAGAGGATGCAGACGGAAACGCACGGAATCCGTTTCACTTACCAGAGCGGTATGATGTTTATTACGCTCCCTTCCGGCAGGCGGCTCGCCTATGTGAAGCCGCGCATCGGGGAGAACCGTTTTGGTGGGGAGTCCGTCACCTACATGGGCGTGGGTGGAACGAAGAAGTGGGAGAGGCTGGAAACATTTGGCGGGAAGCTGGTGGAGAACATTGTCCAGGGAATCGCCCGTGATATTCTGTGCTACGCCATGCAGACATTAAAAAACTGTGCAATCGTGGCTACAGTGCATGATGAAATCATCATTGAGGCGGATCAGCGGATGTCCGTGGAGACTGTCTGTGAACAGATGGGCAGGACGCCGCCCTGGGCAAAAGGGCTACTGCTCCGGGCGGATGGATATTCATGTGAGTGGTACCAGAAAGATTAGGCAGGGGGTGCATGATGGAACGGCTGCGGATTGAATACGGAACGGGATACATGGAGCTGGTTGTTGAGGCGTTCTTTCCCTGCAAGATGCCGGCGATGAGGAAGGCCGCAAGGCTCATCAATTTATACTGCACGGATGAAACGAGGGAGGAACTGCTCTCGGAACTGCGGGAGATGGCGGACGGGTACAAGGCCCTCTGCGAGATGTACAGGGAAATACAGGAGACGCTCCCGGAGGATACCCCGGAGCGGAGGCACTGGAGGGCGCAGCTCAACAAAACAGAGGTCCTCTGTAAAAGGATGGAGGGGAATATCAGATTGATTTCAGGAGGCGGAAAGGAATGAGCAGAGCGGCAATGCAGAAGTGCAGGACACACGGCGACTGTTTCGCAAACAGGGGCGGCGTCTGCACCTGCTTAAAGGACAATGACTTTGGCGGGAGGGACTGCCCGTTTTACAAGCCTGCGGGCGCAGTCCGGGAAGGTCAGCGCAGGCAGGATGGAGGTGCGTTTTATGGGAATCAGCAGGTACAACAGTGAAGGGTACAGCGACCCGACAAGCCATGCGGCGCTGTCGGGGATCAGGAGGGAAGAAAGGGCGGCGAAGCGGGCATACCGGCCGCTTGTCTATATATGCTCCCCGTTTGCAGGGGATACCGGAGGGAACACACAGAAAGCGAGGCGTTACTGCAGGTTTGCGGTGAGGAACGGCGCGATCCCGTTCGCGCCGCACCTGCTCTTCCCGCAGTTCCTGGATGACGGGAAGCCTGCGGAGCGGGCAATCGGCATGTTCATGGGGATGGTCCTGCTTGGCAAGTGTGAGCAGCTATGGGTGTTCGGAAAGACCATATCCACGGGGATGGCGGCGGAGATTGAAAAGGCGGAAAAGAAAGGTATGCCGGTCCGCTATTTCACGGAAAACTGTGAGGAGGTTGATGCCTGATGGAAAAAATCAAACCGATACAGACGGAATACAAGGGGTATTTATTCCGGTCCAGGCTGGAGGCAAGGTGGGCGGTGTTCTTTGATGCCTGCGGTGTGGAGTGGGAGTACGAGCCGGAGGGCATTGTCCTTAGTAATGGCACGAAATACCTGCCGGACTTCTATCTCATAGATTTCCACTGCTATTTTGAGGTGAAAAGAAAGGGCATCCAGGACACGGACCAGGGATTGGAGGCAAAGGGTAAGGTTAGTGATGGGATGTACTGCGACAGGTGGGCGGGCATTATAGCATATGGCGATCCGATGGATGACACCCTTATTATTTTCTGCCAGGAAACCGATGACGGCGGCGGAGGCAGTTATGAGAACGAGGTGACTATCGGAATCCATCCTGATACCGGGGAGCCCCATCTTTTTGCATACACAGACCGCAGGGACAGGTATTTCATGACTTCCTTTGGGGAGGATGATTCGGCGGAGATTCCGATGGCCACCCATGAATACGGAAGGTACCGCTATAAGGATTTTGTGACGGACAAAGTAGTGGCAGCGAGGAAACTGGCAAGGCAGGCCCGGTTTGAACACGGGGAAACGCCAAAAGTAAGGAGGGAGCGCCATGCGTGATCTGAACATTGCATACGGGAACAGCCGGAGCGCGAGGCAGTGGTCAAACAAGACCATCCGCTTTGATGCGCTGAAGGAGCGGCTGAAAGTGACCATCCGCACATCGGAGACGGCGGAGGAATATGCCCGCTTCCCGAAATCCAAAAGGGACGCGGCAAAAGACCACGGCGGTTTTGTGGCGGGCGTGTTAATGGGAGGCAGGAGGAAGGTTGACACGGTGGCGTCCCGTTCCATGGTGGCGCTGGACGGCGACCGGATCACGCCGGAGTTCCTGGAATGTTATGAAAAGGATATCCCGTATGCTTCGGCACTTTATACCACGCACAGCCACACGCCGGATGCGCCGCGCGTGCGCCTGGTGTTCCCGCTGGCAAGGGATGTGTCCCCGGAGGAATATGTGGCGGTGGCAAGGTACCTGGCGCAGACGCTGGGCATGGATTATTTTGATGAATGCTCCTACCAGCCCAACCAGCTTATGTACTGGCCGAGTACGCCGTCAAATGGGGTGTTCGTGTATAAAGAGACGGATGGGGACTGGCTGGATCCGGATGCTATCCTGGCGGCCCATCCGGAGTGGGTAGACCCTACCCGGCTGCCCACATCCTCAAGGGAGAGCAGGGCGAATTCCGTCAGTATACAGAAAGTGCAGGATCCCCTTGGGAAGGAGGGCGTGGTCGGCCTGTTTAACAGGACGTTCTTCCCAATCAACCTTGCCATCGATGCTATCCTGGCGGATGTTTATGAGCCTGCGGACAGGGAGGACCGGTACCACCTGATTGAGTCCAGCAGCATGGCAGGCGTGGAGGTCAAGGAGGGCGGGAAATTCGTTTACAGCCACCACGCCAAGGATCCCGCCTACATGAAGCTGTGCAATGCCTTTGACATCGTCCGCATCCACAAATTCGGTGATGAGGACGGGAAAAAATCCTTCCAGCAGATGTGTGATTTTGCGTTGTCGGTGGATGAGGTGAAGCTGGCGGCGCTGGAGGAACGGCAAAGGCAGGCCGGCGAGGATTTTGCAGAAACCGGGGACTGGAGGAAGAAGCTGGAGCTGGACCGGAAGGGCAGCATAAAGGACACATTGGACAATATCGTCCTGATTATCCGGAATGATGAGGGGCTGCAGGGCATCGCCTTCAACTGCCACCGGGACGGGATCGACGCGAGGGAAGGGCTGCCCTGGGAGCAGATCAAGGGCGGCTGGAGTGATTCGGATGCGGCGGCGCTCAAGGTGTACCTGTCGCAGAAATATGGCATCTATTCCCCGACAAAGACGAAGGATGCCGTGGTCGCGGTAGCTGCGGAGAGGGCATACCATCCGGTCCGGGATTACCTGGAGGGCCTGCCGGGATGGGACGGCATCCCCCGTGTGGATACCCTGCTTATTGACTATTTCGGCGCTGCGGATAACAGCTATACAAGGGCGGCCAGCCGGAAATCAATGGTGGCGGCCATCGCAAGGGTTTACCGGCCGGGGACGAAGTTTGACAGCGTGCTGATCCTGAACGGCCCCCAGGGCATCGGGAAATCCACCTTTTATGCGAAGCTGGCCGGGGAATGGTTCTCTGACAGCCTGACCCTGACGGACATGAAGGACAAGGCAGGGCCGGAGAAGCTGCAGGGGTACTGGATTTTAGAGCTTGGCGAGCTGGCGGGCATGAGGAAGGCGGATATTGAGACCGTGAAGTCCTTCATCAGCCGGATGGATGACAAGTACCGCGCCTCCTACGGCGTCAATGTGGAGAGCCATCCGAGGCAGTGCATCATCGTGGGCACCACGAACGCGGAGACGGGGTTCCTGCGGGACATCACGGGGAACCGCCGCTTCTGGCCGGTCAGGGTTCCCGGAGATTCGGAGAGGAAGCCGTGGCAGCTCACGAAGGAGGATGTGGAGCAGATATGGGCGGAGGCGCTCGTGCTGTACCATAAAGGCGAGAAGCTCTACCTGGAAGGGGAGGATGCGGAGATTGCCGTGGGCGAACAGGCGGACGCTTTGGAGACGGATGAGCGCGAGGGGCTGGTGCGGGCATACCTGGATACCATGCTCCCGGAAAAGTGGCCGGAGATGTCGCTGTTTGAAAGACGGAATTACCTGGGGGATTCTGATTTCGGCATCAGCAAAACAGAAGGGACGGTGCGGAGGGAATATGTCTGCAACATGGAGATATGGTGCGAGTGCTTCGGGAGGGATGGCTCCGCCATGAAGCCTGCGGATTCCTATGCCGTTGCCGCCATCATGCGCAAGATTGAGGGCTGGGAGAAAGCGGAACGGACAACTTACCCCATCTATGGACGGCAGAGGGGGTACAGGCGGAAGCTGTCCTGACATACCACGGGACAGGCGGTAGCCGTCCATATAAGTGTCCTGCCTCCCGTCCTGTAAAGGGGCGGCGGTATATCAAGGAAAATGAGGGCATTGGGACAAGTGGACAACAGAAAACCTATAGAGGAATAAATAAAAAAATAGAAGGGTTGGGCGGGTGTGCATGTGTATATACGCGCGTATAGGAAAAAACAGGCTGTTGTCCGCCCTGTTGTCCGGAAGGGAGCGGCAATGAGGGAAAAACAGATTGAGCAGAAGCTGGTGCAGGAAGTGAAAAAGCACGGCGGCATCTGCCCTAAATTCACTTCCCCCGGATTTGACGGGATGCCGGACAGGCTGATCCTGCTGCCGCATGGCAGGCTTGCGTTTGCGGAGCTGAAAGCACCGGGGAAGAAGCCACGCCCCCTGCAGCTGACAAGGCACAGGATGCTTCGGAAGCTGGGGTTTAGGGTGTATGTACTGGATGATGAGGCGCAGATTGAAAAAATCATTTCAGAGATTGGAGGTGATGCCTGATGAAGTTCATACCACACAGTTACCAGAGCTTTGCAATCGAATATATCAAGAGCCATCCGATGGCGGCGGTCCTGCTGGATATGGGGCTTGGCAAGACAGGCATCACGCTGACGGCGGTGAATGACCTGATGTTTGACAGCTTTGAGATCCATAAGGTACTTGTCATAGCCCCTATCAGGGTAGCCTCATTCAGCTGGTCGGCTGAAATGGAAAAATGGGACCATCTGAAAGGGATGAGGTACAGCGTAGCGGTCGGCACGGCGGCGGAGAGGATTGAAGCGCTGAAAAAGAAAGCGGATATCTACCTGATCAACCGTGAAAACGTGCAGTGGCTGGTTTTAGAGAGCGGCGTCCCATTTGACTTTGACATGGTGGTGATTGATGAGCTTTCATCCTTCAAGAACCACCAGACAAAACGGTTCAGGGCGCTGATGAAAGTACGGCCGAAGGTAAAACGCGTCGTGGGGCTGACCGGCACGCCGAGCAGCAACGGCCTGATGGACCTGTGGGCGGAGTTCCGGCTGCTGGACATGGGGGAGCGGCTTGGGCGTTTCATCGGGCAGTACCGGACATCCTATTTCCGGCCTGATAAGCAGAACGGGCAGGTGGTGTTTTCCTACAGGCCGCTGCCGGGTGCGGAGGAGCAGATTTATGGCAGGATATCGGACATTACAATTTCCATGAAGTCCACAGACCACCTGCAGATGCCGGAGCTGGTAAATTCCAGGTACACGGTGTACCTTTCTGAAAAGGAGCAGGAGAAATATGAGGGGCTGAAAAAAGACCTCATCCTGCAGTTCCCGGACGGTGACATCACGGCCGCCAATGCAGCATCCCTTTCTGGGAAACTCTGCCAGATGGCGAACGGGGCGGTCTACACGGATTCCGGGGAGACGGTTGCTGTTCATGGGCGGAAGCTAGATGCACTGGAGGACATCATCGAGGCGGCAAACGGCAAGCCGGTGCTGGTGGCATACTGGTTCCGGCATGACCTGGAGCGGATCATGGAGCGGCTGCAGAAGCTGAAAATCCCCCATGCCAGGCTGGACACGGACGGCAGCATCCGGAAATGGAATGCCGGGGAGATTCCGGTGGCGCTGATCCACCCGGCGTCTGCCGGGCACGGCCTGAACCTGCAGGCAGGCGGCTCCACCCTTGTATGGTTCGGCCTTACCTGGTCGCTGGAATTATACCAGCAGACGGTGGCGAGGCTGTGGAGGCAGGGGC